TCCGCCTTCAGCGGAGCCTTGCCTGCGAATGCCTCTGCGAACCCCACCATCAGCCCGTGACCCCCTGCCAGACGCGTTCATCATACAGGATGCCGGTGATCCGGACAGTCCCTTGCTGCAAGGGCTCGATCTCGGTGAAAACGAAGTCCTGCACGAAGTCCTGCCCACTCCCAACCGCGACGTAGGTCGGCTCTTGGGTTCCGGTGCCAAAGAGGGCAAACGGCGGGTCTTGGGCGAGGATGACCTTCGTCACCATCAGGTCGGTATCGTCCACCAGCGTGCAGGCCAGAGGCGGGCTCACGCCGCCTGTCTCGCTGCGCAGGAAGACGTAGGGGTCCACCGTGGGCCCGATGGCCTTGTCCAGCGTGATCTCGCGCCCGACGATGCTGGTCGCGCGGGCTGCCGCACCCCAGTTGGCCAGCGGGTGCGCCACCGCGAACCTGTCGCCCAAGGTGTAGATCAGCCCTTCCATCTCGGTTTCGAAGGTCACCGACTTCCGCATGTAGATGTCTTGCTGCCACAGGAGGCGGGCATACCGCTCCGCCTGCCCGGCATCGGTGCAGCCCAGAAGGGGGATGGTGCGGGGGCGGACCGAGGTCGCCGGCCAGATGCGGACGTCTTGCGTGAAGTCCTTCGCGTCGAAGAATTCGACCTCGTAGCCGTCGTAGGTGTCGTCCTGCCGAAAGAGGTAGTTCACCTCGAAGGTGCCGTCCGCGATGTTCTCCGGCGTGAAGATCGCCGCCCGGACCGGCTGCGGTCCGTCGGTGATGAGTGACATGACGCCGCCCACCGCCACCGGCCTGCCGCGCTCGACCATCGTGACGGCGGAAAGGGCGCCCAGAACCGTGCCGCGCTGGTCGAATTGGCCGTTGAACCCGCTTTTTCCGTTCCACTTCGTGTGGACTTCGGCGAGGGCCGTGATGTCGATCTCGCTCAGTGGCCTGCCGGCGCCGTTCACCGGGTCGGACAGGATATCATAGAAATGGTCAGCCGGGTTCTGCGATGCGACAAGACCCGGGACGCGCCACGTCGAGCAGAGACGGGTAACTTCCGCGCGGATCCTGCGCTGGGCCTGATCGGAGATCGCTTCGCTGGCCTTCACGCGGACGACCAGCAGCGTCGTGTCGCCGTAGGCCGCCTGTCCGGTGCGGTTCAACTTCGCCCGCAGACCGATCACCTGCATTTCCTCGACTACCCGCTGGTCGGTCGAGTAATAGCCTCGCCGCACCCTGACCCGCCACCGACCGCCGGCCACCGGGATACTGTAGGTCGCCCTGATCGGGGATCGCGACGCGCCGTCGTAGCGGGCCTCGTATGTCGTGATCGCCCCGACCGGATTGCCGAGTTCATCGATGCTCTGGACGTCCATGCGCGCGGTCGTCCACCAAGCCCGAAAGTCACCGTCGCTGTCGATCCAGTAGAGCCCGTTCGGGAACAGGAAGTCGAATTCGATCAGGGTCGCGGACGTGCCTTCGGGGTTGGCCTCGAACCACCCGTATTGCGTCGATTGCCCGCCGACGACGACGAGGCGCTGGCCAGCCACCTGCGGGCTGGTCACGACGTCTTCCCAGACCCCGGTCTGCGCCTCGATGATGCCAATCTTCCTCTGGTGCTGGTCTGGCGTGAACATCCAGCGGTCGATGGTGCCTGCCGGCAGCCGCGCGACATCATCGCTCTCGATCAGGACGCGGTGCAACTGGTGCCAGCCATGGCCGATGGCGAGGATCATGTGGAGGTATTGCTGCCCGTTGATGTAGCGGTAGTAGGGCTGGGAGACGATATTGGGGTAGGTGATCATGCGCCCGTAGATCGTCGGGATGGGTTCCCCGAGGCGGGCTTGGTTCTGCCTCGCCTGAAAGCTGTAGACCGGCGACGGCTGGCCGCCCTGCCCGGGCTGGGGTGGCGGGAACAGCAGGTTCAGGATCAGCGTGACGGCGAAGCTGACCAGAAGGTTCACCGCGATCTGCGCCAAGAACGGCACCACCGCGCCGCCCGGGTATTCGAGGATGGCGACGACTTCGTCCGGTTCCATTTGGAAATCGAAGTCATCGAGTTCGACGCGCTCGCGCCCGTTCCGGCGGTAGACCACATAGGGGTGCTGAAACCCGGTCGGGAACCGCTTTTCGAGGAAATCGATGAACGTCCCGTCTGCGCTGAACAGCTTCGCCCCGTCGCGCGGCTGCATCGGGTTGGCGCTGTAGATCACCCGTGCCATGTGTAGATTCCTTTCAGCCGGAGCCCCATCCGCTCCATCATGCTGATCTGGTGTGACACGACCCCGACCTTGGGCAAAGCGTGAATGACGCGGAACCCCCCGAAAACGGGCCACACGAGGCCGGTGTGCGTCGCCCGCTGTCCTGTCCCGAAAATTGCGACCGCGCCTGCACACGGCTCGCTCTCGCGGCGCCACCGGGTATCCGTCGCCTGTCCCTCGATGATGGCAATCACCTTGCGCACCGCGAGGTCTTCGTTTGCCCAGTCATCCGGCAGCCAAGGGCAGCACGCCGCGATGAGGCCCCAGCAGTCGTAGGCGTCCGGCCCGCGCGCCCCGACGCGGTATGGCCTGCCGATCAGGTTTGCCGGGTCCAGCGCCGCGACTTGCTCTGTATTGCAAGTCATCGCGCCATTCCCGGGAATTCGTTCACCCGGTAGTAGCGCCGGGGAAACTCGGCATTCACTACGTCCGCCCGGGTTGCCGTCCCGATGACCGCCGTCGCCGTCGCCTTCAGCGCCGTCAGGAACAGCACCAGAGGGGTGTCCTGCGGCCTCGGGTCGTCATCGGCGAAGACCAGAAACGTGCAGGTGATCGCTTCCGAAAAGTCCAGTGCCGCGCGCTCGAGTTCGATCATCAGGGCCGGGTCGACGTTGTCGATGCTGATCCGCAGATCCTGCTGCGCCGTGTCATCCCGGCGCGGCTCGACCACCTCGAAAGGCACCGCGACGAATTCCCGCGTCGCACCCCCAAAGACCCCGAAGAAGCTGATCGGCTGGTTTGTCAGGTAAAAGGTCCGGCTGAACCCGGGATGCGACAGGACGAGGGCCTGCCGGACGACGCTGCGCACCGGGGCGCTCGCGTAAATCCGGCGCTGCAGGTCAGTCAGAGCCATGTGTCACCGCCCCTGATCGACCTGAATTGACCGCCTTGCCTTGCCAAACCCAGCCCGGCCCCGCCCGACCCGGTCGAGCCACACCCCGCCTAGCCGCGACAATCCACCCATGTCGCAAGACGCAGAAACAGTCCAGCCCATCTATCTGCCCCTTCTTGAAATTCCATAGGCGTTTTCCATCGACCGCCCGACCAGACCGGTCCCCCGGGCGATGCCGTCTGCCACCCGCTGTTCCGCCGCCCTGATGATGACCTCGAGGGTGTTCGCGTCCGTCTGCCGCGTCTCCACCTCGACCGGGGCGTTGTTCTGGATGTTGACGGTCATCCCGCCGCCACCGCCCGCGTTCTGCACGCCCAGCTTGCCGTCCGGACCGCGCGAGAGAGGCAGCACCGCCTCGGGGCCGTTCTCTGCCACCCGGCCCAGCCGACCGCCCGACGTCATCGCGAAGGTGTTCGCTTCCAGCACGCCGCCGTTCGCAAGCCCGAAGCTGAACCCGCCACCCCCGAACAGGCCGGAAAGGAACCCGCCACCCCCGCCGCCGAACAAGCCGCCGAACAGACCCCCACCACCCGTCGCGCCGCCAAGGATCATCTGCAGCATCCTCGACGCCGCCAGCTTGCCGAGTTCCTGCAGGATCGACGTGACCATGTCCTGAAACGCCGCCTTCGCCGCGTCGCGGAAGTTCCCGATGCCGAAGGCCGCATCCCCGAGGGCCTTGCCCATCGCCGACCCGAAGCTTTCGCCAGCCGCCGTGATCGCGTCGAAGGCCGATTTCAGGCTCTTGGCCTGTTCCTCGAGGTCGAACAGCGCCGTGGCCTGCGAGGTGATGGCCGCCGTCTGTTCCTCGGTCAGGGTGACGCCTTCCGCCGTGGCCGCATTGATGGCGGCCTGCACGGCAGCATACCGCTCCATGTCTTCGCCGCCCCGAATGGCCGCCAGTTCCTTCTCCGCCGCCACCATGCGCTCGCGCAGGGCCGCCTGCTGTTCGGCATAGGCATCCCGGGTCGCGCCCCCACCGCCCCCTCCGCCACCGCCCGGCGGCGGGACGTAAACCCCGCCCGCGCCCGATGCGAGTTCACCGACCGGGATCCCCGGAGCGTTCAGTTCCAGCACCGACCGGCGGGCCGCGTCCGGGCCGCTCTCGCCCTTGTTGACCAGCTTGCCGTAGTTCCGACCGGCCTGCGCCGCGAGTGCGAGGTTCGTCGCCAGCCGGCTCGCTTCGTCAGCCCCGGCCCCGATGCCGGATGCGATGTCGACATTGGCGATCTGCCCGAGGGTCGACAGGACGTAGCCAAGGATGCCGTCCAACTCGCCGCCAGCGTTCCCGGTGCGCTTCAGGATGTCCTGAACCTTCCGGACCTCATCGGCCATCTGTTGCGGGGTCTCAGCCGCAAAGGCCGCGTCAAGGGCCGCCTGCAGGGCTTGCGCGTCACTGGCCACCAGACCCATGGACCAGACCATGTCATCCAGCGCATTCACCGCGTTCGCGAAGCCTTCCTTGATCTCCGCCAGCCGCTTCGTTTCGTTCAGGAGTTTCGCCTGTTCTTCCGCCGCCGTCGCCATGGCATCGCCCATCTGGGTGATGGCGTTCCCGTTGTCGATGTAGGCCTGTTCGGCTTCCGCGAGGGCCGCCGACTCGTTCAGGAAAATCCGCTCCCGGTCGGACAGGGTCTCGTTCAGCGCCTGCTGTTTCTCGATCAGGGCTTGGGCTGCCGCGATGGCTTCCTGATCGCCCATAAGCCCGAACCGCTGGACGTCCCCACGGTTCTTCGCCGTGCCCTGCAGGGCATCGCGCGCCAAGTCGCCAAGGCCACCACGGCTTTCCTCGATGCTGGCCTTCAGCGCCGCCTGATCCGCGATCATCACCTGCCGGCGGGTTTCCAGAAGCTGATTCTGGACGCGGATTTCCTCGAGTGTCCGGTCAATGGCCACCCGCGATGCCGCCTCTTGCGCCGCACTACCTTCCGCCGCCGCCGTGCCAAGGTCGCGGTGTTGCTGGATCAGGGTGTTATTCAGGGCCGTCAGCTTGTCGGACACCTCGACCACCCCTTGCATCGACGTCTGAACGTCGCGCTGGGCCGTCTGAAGATCCTTCGTGCTGTCCCTAAGCAGGAAGAACGCCGCCCCGAGGGCGGTCACCGCCGTAATCGCCCACCCGATGGGGCCCAAGGCCACGATGAACCCCGCCACCGCTCCCGCCGCCGACGCCGCGCTGGTCACTATCAGCGAAAAGACCCCCGCCAGCGAACCGGCCTGCACAACTGCCGCTGCCATGGTCGTCAGGAGCCCGGTCTTCATCGCCGTGTAGAGGGCGACGACCGCGACCGTCGCCAGTTCGACGTTGTTTGCGATCAGGGTGAAGACCCCGGCCAGCATGTCGCTGTTCGCGACCTTTTCGATGATCCCCAGAAGGTAGGCCGCGATGTCCGCCAGCATGTTGAACGCCGCACCGAGGGCCTCTGCCGCCGCGACGGCGGCCTGCGATTGCGCCAGCCGGTTCAGGGCCTCGAGGACCGTGAACAGGGCCCTTTGGAACCCGCCCGCGATCACCGCTTCCTTCAGGGCCAGCATCGAGTTCTCGAGTTCACTGATGGCCGTCGCCGTGGTGCGGGTCTGCGACGCGAACCCGGCGAATTCCTGTTGAAGCTGCGCACCGAAAGCCCGCACGAAGTCGTCCGCCGCGACCTGCCCCAGTTCCAAGGCCTTCGACAGTTCCTGTGTCGACATACCCATCGCCCGGGCCGCGATCTGGAAGGCCCCCGGCAGGCGCTCGCCCAACTGCCCGCGCAGTTCTTCGGCCTGCACCGAGCCCTTCGAGATCATCTGTTGCACCGCCATCAGCGCGCCCTCGAGTTCGTATTGCGACAGGCCGTAGGCCGTGGCCGCTGCCGTGATGCCCTCGAAGACCGTCCGGCTTTCTTCAAGGGTGATGTTCGTCCCCTTCGTGGCCGCCAGCAGCTTCGAATAGGCGCCCGCCGCCGTCAGGACGTCCTGCCCCAGCCGGTCCGCCGTCTCGCGGACGTAGTCCATTTCCTGCCGCGCCGCCGCCGCGCTGCCCGTCACCGCCGTGAAGGTCATATTGATCTTCTGCAGCGTCATCGTGGTGTTCTGCAGGTCGCGGACGATGGCCATGCCGATGAAGCCCGCGATGGCGCCCTTGGCGAAGCGGTAAGCCTGCCCCACGCGGTCGATGGCCGCCGCCTGCTCCCGGGCCGCACGGGTCGCTTCATTGGCCGCACGGCTGCCCTGCCGCTGGCTCTCGGTGTAGGTCCGGGTTGCCCCGGTGCCGCGCTGGGAGGCGCCCGTCACCGCCTCGGTCTGGGTCTTGACGCCCCCCAGTGC